CTTTATACTCTATTTGAAATGGCCAAAGATTAGCTGGCACCTTGCCTTCGGCATGTATCTTTGCAATATAGTCTTGGTCCCAAGATTTTTTCAAGCGGTACTCAACTTTAATATCAGCGTCAAAGTCATCAAGCGTTACGCGATGAGATCCCCCGGTATTGCTTAGTTGGATTACTTGCTCGTTTACTCTTGGGTGTCTTGCTATTGCAATGTCTAACTCTTTAGATTCCTCACGGAGTTTCTTTTGCCACAGCAAATTCTTTTTCTTTCTTTCGATAAGTTCTTGGAGTTCGTCGAACTCGGTTTTCTCTTTTATATCGTTCATAAAATCTCTCTGTAAATTTGTTCATTGCCAATTAAATAGATAAAGATTCAGAATGTCAAACACTTTTTTAAATTAATTTATACAAATATGTAAAAAAAAATATACATTATGAAAATGCTTCTCTATAATAACGCCATGAATAAATTACAAGAATATATAAAAAACAGAGGCATAGAGAATGTTGCAGAGATATGTGATGTATCAGTCCATGCAGTACGCTCTTGGTATTACGGAACAAGACAACCTACAGTCAAACAAGCTAAGAAGATTATGTCAGTGACTAATCAAGCTCTTACCTGGGAAGACATCTACGGACCCATTGAGGAGGAGACTGCATGTTAGAAAAAAATTACACACTAAAAGAGCACATCACCCATTACTGTTTTTTAAAGTACGGTCATGACAGTTGGACTTGGTTTGAACAGTTGTCACCAGAAATAAAAGCAAATTATAAAGATCATGGAACTTTAGAAGGTGGCATATTGTTTTGGAATGAAGGCGGAACTTATGAAGAATTATCTGAAAAGGAAAAGAAACAAATAGTAAATATTTACAGAGATCCTTTGCTAACTCACAGAATAATAGATGGGCTGAATAAATGAAGTTAAGGTATAGAAGCTCTAGTCAAATTCAAAGATCTGAACTCAAGTATGGAGACTACAGTCAACCGCCAATGACAGCAGATTCTAGAATCGCAAGAAGATTAAAAAAGAAAGGCAAGGGTAAGAGACTAGTGGAGATGTATGTCGCTGATACTAAACGAAAATAAATCTTGGGAAAATATTTCCGAGGAAGCCAGACAAGAAATGATTTGGTCTTTCTGGGAAGAAGGCTTTCATCTAATACCTTGTGGATCTAGAAACGAAGCTATCCCAGAATACTTTAGAAAGCGTCATCCTTTTGAAGACGATGACAAGCTCAGTGCAAAATGGGCAAAGACACCTAGAGTTAAATGGGAAACTTATCAAAGAAGACAACCCACACAAGAAGAATTGAGAGAGTGGTTGGCTCGGTATCCGGGAGCCAACTGGGCTGCTATCACTGGGATAACTTTTGTTGTCCTAGATTGTGATAGCGAAGAGGCGGTCAAGTTCGTAGAATCTGGTCAAGTAACTAGATCGCCTCTTAAACAAAAGACTCCTCGTGGTGGCTATCACTACTTCTATCAAATCAATGAAGGTCTGAATGTCAGAAACATGACTGGTAAGTTAGATGTCAGAGGTGAAGGTGGCTACGTTATGGTTTCGCCTTCTACTAAATATTTTTTTGAAACAGCAGATGGCTTGGTCGTGAACGACATCGATGATTTGCCTATGCTCAACATGGAAGACTTGAACAACATACACGACTTCAATCAATCGGATAAGGTCACTTCCATTCTAGATAGTAAAAATAAATTAACTACTGACCCAGTAGATGTTGGGCAAAGAAACGATACCTTGGCTAGATTGATTGGCAAATGGATTAAAGAAGGTTGGGGTTATCGTGAAGTATTAATTAAATGTTTTGATTGGAATCAAACTTTGCAACAACCTTTACCTTTTCCAGAAGTATTGCAAACGTGTATGTCGATTACCCAAGGACACATCAAACGACACCCAGAAGATACGGAAGCTGGAATACTGCAATGGAAAACTAGTGAATGGGAAATAGATTTAAGAGATGAACTCAAAGAGATACTTGAACAAGAAGATCCCATCATTGATCAAAAGCGTAGAGATGATTTAACGGACCCACTGGGTTTAAGACCTTACAACGATGAATTTTGGACTGGCCTTGAACCTAATTCTATTGGTCAGTTTTGGGGCGATTGTTTTATCTTTGAACAATCTAGATGTTTGCTGATTGGTAAACCCAAGATAGGTAAGTCGCATTGGCTTGGTGGTTTTGCCGCGGCGGCTACAACTGGACAATCGTTTATGGGTAAACCTTTTACACGTCCTTGTAAAGTCATGTGGCTACAAGCAGAGATTATCCAAGAGTTCTTAAAAAATAGAATCGATACTTACTATCAACCTTACATGCACGACCCAGACTTGATGGCGATGGGACATGCTAACTTGATACCGACTGGTAGATTGAGAAAGAACTTAATGAGAGATAAAGATATTGATGGCATTGCTAGAAGTATTGAATATCATCAGCCAGATATTGTGATGATTGACCCTATCATTAACTTCTTTGATGGTGAAGAAAACAGTAACCAAGAGATACATAATTTATTATCTAGAGTAGATCGTTTGATTGAACTCTTTGGTATTGCAGTAATCATCGCGCATCATACTGGTAAAGAAAGGGCTGACGATGCTTCGTTTATGTCAGCGCGTGGTGGTTCTGCTTTTGCTGGGTGGATGGACTCTGGTATCAAACTCATGGGACAAAGACCTAATGTGACAATGTTTTACGAAGCAAGAAACGCAAGAGAACCTGATACACACTTGGCTAGATTTGATTTTGAGAAAGGCAACTGGGATATGGTTGACTTTGACGAGGGTCCAGATGAGGTAGAGATTGCTCAGAAGGTAGCAGATGCAATGGACAGAACAGTATTTTATACAAGACAAGAACTAGAACTATTGGCAAGACAAGCATTGAAAGAAAACAATTTACCTAGTGGCGAGAGAGCTGCAAGATACGCAGTCAGTCATGTGCAAAAGTATTTGGGCGATATAGTTAAAACTCATGCTATTCCTGGAAAGCAAACTTGGCACTATCGATTTGATAATAAAGGTAAGAAACCTTGGGAATAACTGGTACGATTTATTTATGATCCCTTTCCCAGATAAAAAATACAGTATCATTTATGCTGACCCACCTTGGCAGTATGATAGAAACGGCAATCACTCGGCAGAATCTGTTTACGATGTTATGAGTATTGATGAAATTAAAAGCTTACCGGTAGATGAAATATCAGCAGAGCAATCTCATTTGTATCTTTGGACTACAAATCCTTTCTTACAAGAAGGCCTAGATGTTTGTAAAGCTTGGGGCTTTGAATACAAAACACTTATTACTTGGCTCAAAACATATCAAGATGGAACACCTGTGATGGGTATGGGTTATTACTTTAGAGGTTGTACTGAACATATTATCTTTGGCGTAAAGGGCAAAAAGCTATGTGAAAACAATGAGACAAGAAACATAATAATAGATCGTGCTACTAAACATTCTGAAAAGCCGATAGATGTTAAAAAAATTATTGTTGAATGTAGCGGGGATCTACCCAGAATAGAATTATTTTCTAGACCTAAATACGATTTATTGTATGACGAAACTAATGACGGTTGGGATATTTGGGGTAACGAAGTATGAGAAACCCATACAAGATAGAGGGTCCCGCATTGATTAGTTTCTCTGGTGGTAGAACGTCTGGCTTCATGTTGAAGCAGATAGTAGATGCTCATGATGGCGTCCTCCCGGAAGATGTGCATATAACTTTTGCAAACACTGGTAAAGAAATGCCTGAAACTTTGGACTTTGTGAAAGATTGTGGCGAACATTGGGGCATAGATATAACTTGGTTAGAGCTAGAGATAGGCGATGAGAAGCCGATATATCGTACAAAAATAGTGGACTATGACTCAGCTTCCAGAAATGGTGAGCCTTTCTCTGCTTTGCTAGATAGAAGGGCGTATCTACCTAACCCAGTTGCTAGATTTTGCACAGCTGAGATGAAGATCAGAAGAATGAAAGACTTCATGTGGAAGATCAAAGGCTACAAATACTGGGACAATATTCTTGGTTTGCGATATGACGAGCCGAAGCGTGTAATTTCATCGCGTAATGCTTCGACTAAAGAACGCTGGGATAATCTCATGCCTATGTATGAAGCAAAGCATGGGATAGATGATGTATTAGAATTTTGGCAGAAAGCTAACTTTGATTTGAGATTGCCGACAATCAATGGTCAAACAGTAGCTGGTAATTGTGACTTGTGTTTCTTGAAGGGACGCAAAACTCTCAATGCTTTGATGAAGGAACGACCTGATCTAGCAGATTGGTGGATTGCCCAGGAGAATAGATTCGGTAATGAGTCTGGCGCAACCTTTCGATCTGATAGGCCGCCCTACATTGAGCTTGTTGAAGAGGCAAAAAATCCTAAGATGTTGGATCTATTTGAGGACGATAGTATGTCGTGTTTTTGTCATGATTAAGCTAAAAAACGGTTGTGCAACGCTGATTGGCGATTTTGCACAGCGTCTGAGAAAAGTCAATAAAATCAATGACTTAACGATTGTGCGGTTGTGCAATTGCACATGCCTGCACATGCGCACAGCGTACGCTGAAACCCTTATGTTTATTGGGTTGTGCAGTTGTGCGGTTGTGCACTTCTATAAGAAGGGAAAGAGTGGGGATAAATCCCACATTCCCACTCCCTTTTTCTTTCTTAATTTAATTAATAAAACAGTGAGGTAAAAAATGGGAAGAGTAAAAGAGCTATACATGGATATAGAAAATTCAGCAGTAGATTATTTACATAATTATCTGAATGATAAAGATCAAACTTTTCAAGAATGTAAAGATAAGTTTGAAGCTGAACATGGGTGTGGTGCTATGCACATATTTGATGAAATATTTAATGGCGCAATAGAACTAAAGATGAGTGGCAATAAATGGTAGGCACAAAGATAAGGTACAACGGAAGGTTGTCAGAAAAAACTTTAGATAATATAAAAACAGGTGTGAATAGGAGGTTGAATGCGAGGCAAAAACAAAAGGCCAAAGCTGAACGATGAGATTATTCACACTGAATACACTTACAATAGAGTTAATCAAGGAAAAGTAATACAATTGTTGGACATGCAGTTCTTGTATCAGATGAAAGATGGTGCAATTAGACACTGCATGTTTGATGAAGACTGGAGATTTGTAGTAGATGGCAAAACCAAAAAAGAAACTAACTAAAATGCAAGAGGTCTTTGTGAACCTTATGGTTTATCAGGATCTCAATCAAAGTGAGTGTGCTTTTCGTGCTGGGTTTAAAAATCCAGAAGTTATTGCGAGTCGCATGATGAACAATGAAGAATATTCGCATGTCCAGGAAAGGATTAGGGATATGAAAGCTTTGCAAAGGAAGAAGTACGATATTACTTTTGAGAATGTAGCTGGAAAGTTAGCAACGATTAGAGATGCAGCTGCGGCCGATGGCTCGTATGGACCAGCAGTAAATGCTGAGATTGCCAGAGCAAAATTAGGTGGCCTTATGGTTGATCGCAAAGAAGTGCGGTTTGGTAAGATTGATTCTATGAGCAGAGAAGAACTGGAAAATAGATTGAATCAACTTATAGAAGAAAATCAAATTAGATCCATAGATGGCGAAGTCAAAGTGATTGAAGATGGTGATTAATCTTTTTGAGTTACTCTAAGATATTCTTTATGTAACCAATCTAAATTATTTATTAAATATATTTCGTAATCTATTGGCTCTTGATTGTAATTTCTGCGTTCTGTTAATGCTTCTGCGTGCATATTTCTAGTGTATGCAGAGAAAGGTAAGTCCATAATCATGTATTTTCCTCGTGCGTTTTGATTAGTTTGTTTAAATACCAGTTTGCTTTGCGCAAATCATCTAGCATTTTTCCTTTGTATTCATGACGCCAGACGTATTTCATAACATTACCTTTAAGATAACCTTGAAATTGTCTAGTGGTCATTGAAGCTTGAATGGCCTCAATACATTCAATATCCCCAGTGTTGTAGTGTGTTGGATTGTTTATTAAATCTATTTCTTTTATTTTTTTACTCGCCATTGTTTATCCTTCTGCGTGTTTTCATGTAACAAGATCGACAAAATGCTTTTGGGTATTCATGTGGTCTAGTCATCTCGCCATTTACCCAAAGACCCTCTTCCTCTGGTACTTGTGCGTTGCAACTATCACAATAGTATTCAACAGCTTGAACGCCTTTCTTCCAAATAATTACTTCCATTAGTATTTTTCTCCAAAGATTATATTAAATTCTTCATCTGTAAGATCCAAACGAAGTTTAATAATATCCCAGGCATTGTCAATTTGTGCGTCCTCTTCAGTATATGGCTTTGCTCGATTGT